TCCTTGATGGCCTGTGCTACCGCTGGCTCGATAACATCCCGGCGGATATTCTTCTTGTCACAGGTGTGCCCGACACGCCTGTTCTGACAAGCGTAATAGTAGTGGATATCTCCGGTCTTTGATCTGCCGGACATTCCGATCATGTAGCCACCGCACTTCCCACACCGGAGTTTCCCGGTCAAAAGATAGTCCTCATCGCCGGGACGGTGACGGCCATTCCTTTTCAGTTTTTTCACTCGGAGTGCCTCCTGTACCTTGTACCACAGGGTATCATCAATGATGGTCGGGATGCCGCCCTCGATGCGAACATCGCCGTATATGTAGATGCCACGGTATTTCTCGTTGGAACACAGCCTGTGAAAGCTGTTCTTATTCCATTCGCCTTTATCAGCTGTTTTTATGCCCCGGCGGTTCAGATCACGGGCAATGTCCGTGAATAACTCGCCAGAAGCGACACGAGCGTAGACCTCCCGGACGATGGCAGCCGCTGGCTCATCCACCACGACCTTGCCATCCTTACCCCGTTTGTAGCCCAGAGGCTGCCGACCATTGACCATGCACTTGTTGGCATTATCCATCAGACCGCGGCGTACGTCTTCAGCGAGGTTGTCCGAATAGAACTGATTGACATTCATCATGTTCCGCAGGGCAAAGCGCCCGGCGGCAGTGTCGTCAAAATCTTCCTCGGCGTAGATGGTGCGGATACCATTACTGCGCAGCTGCTCCTCGTTCATCATGGCTTGCAGCATATTCCGGCCCATGCGGTTGGACTTCCATGCAAGGACTACATCAAACTGCCGCAGACTGGCATCTTTCATCATCCGCTGGAAATTCGGGCGGCGGTCCGTTTTGCCGCTGATGGCGCGGTCAGCATATATTTCAATGACTGTCACGCCCTCACGGGCGGCCAGTTCCCGGCACTTTTCCACCTGCTGCTCGATGGAGCAGTCACGCTGGTTGGCGCTGGAATAACGAGCGTAGATGACGGCACGGGCTGCGGAATTAGTGTGCCTTTGCCGTCCAGTTGGAGATATAATCGCGGATTTTGTAGGCTGTCGGAAGTTCCGTTGCACTGCAACCATACACATGATTGCCGCCGCCGACTGCACTGCTGACGCCGTAGCCAAGATTGATATTTGCGGTGGCTGCCTGAGCTGTCGCAATGCGTATTCTGTTGGGACCAATGCTGTGTTCCTCTATCGTAAAGGACAACACATTCTGCAGAGGGATACTCTCATGCATTTTATCCCATTTGATATCCAGATAGTTTGCATGAAGCTGGATAAGGCCGCTTACGATGGCAAGGGTGTACAGCACTTCATCGGTAGGCTTTTCAAGCTCTTCAGGTTTGATTCCCTTTGCCGCAGCTTCCATTGCCATCTTGCGCTTATATTCTTTCCGGTGCTGCTCGATGGCCTCGTCCCGGAGCTGCATTGCGCACAGTTCGCAATAGCCCTCTTGGTTTACATGAAAGAACAGACCGCTTTTACCACATCTTCTACAGCGTGCCATGATAATGCCTCCTGTTTATTTTTGCGTCCTTTTGGGATATTCTTGCATTTTCATGCAAAAACCGTGTGCCTGTGATATAATGCGGATATGCCGGCAATATTTTTGGGAATGGAGTGAAGTGGTATGAACCCCGATGAGTTGAAGGAACTCACTATGCTATTGTCCGGCCTGTCCTACGATGACAAAATCGCGTTCAGGGATTTTCTGATTTCGTTGAAAGGTAGCGCAGATAATTCAGCGCCTCTTTCTTCTGATCGGCTGTCAGACCCATAAACAATTTGATAATTTCTGCATTTAGGCTGTCCTCTTCACTGGGGGCAGCCTTTTTTGCTTCTTCGGCTTCTTCATCCCAGCCCATGATGTAGGACGGCGTTGTATCAAGTGCATCCGCGATAGCCTTTATCTTGGACTGGGTAAGATTACGAAAATCCAGTTCAATTTTGTTGATTGATGTTTTCGACTTGTAACCAATCCGTTTAGCCAGTTCTTCTTGAGATAGCCCAAGTTCCTCTCTGCGAAGTTTTACTCTTTGCCCGATGGTCATTATTCTATCTCCTTCTGAAATCTTATGAGCCTATTATAGTACATAGTGGACACAAGGTCAACAAATTTTCGCAATTTCCAAAAAAATAGTTGACATTCTGCCTACGAGGTGGTAATATACGCCCAGTAGACAGCCAGTCTACGCCGAACAGAAAGCGAGGTGAATCTACCATGACCAACGCAACTTTGCTTAAAGCGAAGATTGATGCCTCCGGCTACAAGATGAAGTATGTTGCAGATCGCATTGGCCTTACATATCAGGGATTCCTGAACAAAATCAGGAACAAAACCGACTTTACGGCTCCTGAAATCAAGGGCTTGTGTGAGCTGCTCCACATTGAAACGGAGGAGATGGAGCAGATTTTTTTTGCTCTGTGAGTAGACTCTTTGCCTACTTTGAACAGGAGGACCAAATGAACGCCAACATTCACATCAACGTGGACGAAATACCGCCAGAGGTCGCAGAACGAATCGGCTGCGTGTTTCTCGGATTCCACAAGCGTTTCCAGCAGAATCCCGAACTCATGGCTGAGCTGGAAGCCTACCGAGCCACCAAAAAGGCACCTGAAAGGAAGTGTGCAGAATGACGAAGATCCTGATGACCGTGTATGGCATCACCGCAGAGCAGGCAGCAGCCCGGCTCCCGGCGGCGCAGTTCGTTTTGACTGCTGCCGTTGCAGCCGTGTTCGTCTGGCTGGACAGCAACGGCGCACTGGACGGCGTAGGCCGCTGGATGGGTCGGACGCTCCGGGAGGTGCTGGATGCTGTATCCGAGGACTGATGCGGAGGCTGGCTACCCCGACCCTCCTGTGTGCCCCGTCTGCCACCAGCGGTGCGATACCATCTATCGCGCCGAAGATGGAACAATCGTAGGCTGTGACCGCTGCTTAGAGGCCACAGACGCATGGGAAGTCAACGAGTGCTTCCCAGAAAAGGAGTGATTTTATGAAAGGCTTGGCAATCAGCACCGAGAATCAGATGCAGTTCAAGGACTTCGGCGAACCGCTGCTGGACAGCCTCCAGAAAGAAGTCGGCGGCTACATCGAGGTGGTTCATCCCAAGTATCTGCCGGAAGGGCTGTGCATGGTGGTCGATGACGAGGGGCGATTGAAAGGCTCTGCCATCAATAACATCGCCAGCGTCCTCTACGGTACGCCGGAACACGGCCAGCCTATCGTGGGCAACGCTGTAATTCTCCGTGAGGGCTTTGTGGCCGGAGAGCTCGACTTTATGAGCCTGGATGATGGAGATGAAGTTGGCCTGATGCTCTTGTTCTCTGCGCTCGGTATCTGCATCAAGAACGAAAGCGAGGCTGAGTGATGGATCTGGAAAAATTCTACTTCACATACGGCTCAGATGATGTTCAGCCGTACTGTGGAGGATGGACGGTGGTCTGGGCGCCCAACTACCAGATGGCGTGTCAGGCATTCCGGGCAGTCCACCCTGACCGCATTCCCAATGTTCTCAACTGCGCCAGCGTGTATAGCGCAAAGGAGTTCGAGAAAACCAAGATGTTCGGCTCGGAGGGCAACTTCGGCTGCCGCTGCCGGGAAACCATCACGCTGAACATCGCTGTCAGCAAGACCGAGGAGGTGATTTTTTGAAAATAAGAGGTAAAAAGCTGACCCGCCGCCAGAAAGAAGCTCTCTCTGCACAGGGATGGGACTTCCGCCTGTATCTCTGCGTCCGGGATACCCCGGACTTCATGGAGCTGGTCAACCGCACCACCGGCAAGTACGTCATGTTCCGCAAGTAAACCCGCAAACTGAAAAGGAGTAAACATTATGATTCGCAATCCCAACGACATTCAGGACGGCGCAAAGAAGATTCGGATGCTCATTGCTGGCTACCCCGGCATCGGCAAGTCCACGTTAGCCCTGTCCGCCCCCCGCCCGCTGCACATCGACTGTGACTTCGGTATTGATCGTATCGAGCCTCGCTACCGTATGCCGTACATCCAGCCCCGCAGCTATGACGAGATCCTGAACGACCTGAAGCCGGCGAACCCCAACGACTTCGAGACGCT